TATATTCCTGAAGCAACTGTTACTGCTAACTCAGCAACTGGTGTTAGAGGATTCCTTGATGTTAAAGGTTTATATTTCCAAAGCAGTGATTATGCCTCAAGTGGTAATGGAATTATGTACTTTGATGCGACTGGTAGATCAATAGTTTCTGCTGGCACCACTGCTGGTATAACTACTTCTAACTTTGTCCTTACAACAGACGCTTCTGGCGTTCCTAAATGGACTTCAACTCTCGATGGAGGAACTTTCTAGCCTATGGATGATCAAAAAAGTGATGTTGACATTAATGTATTAGTGAAACTATACAATCAAAGATTATCAACATTAGTGAATCAGAATGTATTTTTAGAAGCAAAAATTCAAACTATGACACAAGAGTTTGCCATAGAAAGACAAAAACTTATTGACATAAACATTAACATGCAGAAAGATTATGAGTCTAAATATCCAGAAGAGGTTACAAATAAAAAATGAGTAAACCTAGTACCAGACAAGAACTAATTGATTATTCGTTAAGAAAATTAGGGTTTCCAGTTTTAGAAATAAATGTAGACGACGATCAAATAGATGATCTGGTAGATGATGCTCTCCAATATTTTCAGGAAAGACATTTTGATGGAATTGAGCGAGTATTTTTAAAACATGAATTAACAAAGGCAAATTTAGATTTAATTAAAACATCAAATACCACAACATCAGCAACCTCAAGTGTTGGTGTAACTAATCCACAGTTTACAGAGAGAAATAATTTTTTACAACTACCTGATCATGTTCTTGGTGTAGAGAAAGTATTTAAAATGGATCAAAGCACTATATCTAGTGGTTTATTTAATATTAAATATCAAATATTTTTAAATGATTTGTATTATTATGGTGCACTTGATTTATTAAATTATTCTATGGTTAAAACTTATCTTGAAGATCTTAGTAGATTAATAACTCCAGATGTTCAACTTAGGTTTAACAAAAGACAGCATAGATTATACATGGATATTGACTGGGAACAAGTTCCTGATGATAGTTTCTTAGTAATAGATTGTTATAGATTATTAGATCCAGCAAATGCAAGTGATATATTTAATGATTGGTGGTTAAAAAGATATTTAACTGCTACAATTAAAAAGCAGTGGGGAATGAACTTAATGAAGTTCCAAGGAGTTATGCTTCCTGGTGGAGTGTCACTAAATGGTAGACAGATATATGATGATGCTGTTCAGGATATTGAAAGAATTGAATACGAACTCAAAACAGAGTACGAACTACCACCACTCGATTTTATAGGATAATGATATGGCACTTAATCCTTATTTTTTACAAGGATCATCAAGTGAACAAAGACTTGTTCAGGATCTTATAAACGAACAGTTAAGAATGTACGGGCAAGATGTAGTTTACTTGCCAAGAAAAATAATTAATAAAAAATCGATAATCAAAGAAATAGTATCATCCACATTTGATGATGCCTATCGTTTAGAAGCATATTTGTTGAATTATCAAGGATTTGAAGGACAAGGTGATGTTTTATCAAAGTTTGGTGTGCAAACAACTGATGGTGTAAATTTAATTGTATCAAAGGAAAGATATGAGGATTTTATAACTCCTTTTATTGCTGGTGATAATCAAATAGAAGTATCTACAAGACCACAGGAGGGTGATTTGGTTTATCTTCCTCTTGATAACACTATGTTTGAAATTAAGTATGTGGAGGCAAGAAAACCATTTTATCAGTTAAATAATTTATACGTTTACACCTTAACATGTGAGGTGATGGATGCTGAACTTGATCAAGATATTAATACAAGTATTGAAGCGGTTGATACTGCTGCAGATAGTTTTGGATTTATTGTAACTCTTGGAATGGTAGGATTAGCAGCGAGCACTGCATCTGCAACTGTTCAAAGAGCAACTACACCTTCAGGTTTATCAACTGGTTTTTCAGTTGGGTCAATTGATTTAATTAACGATGGCACTGGGTATACTGCTGCTCCATCAATTGGCATATCGACAACAGGTAATTCATTGGGTATTGATGCAACTGCTGTTGCAATAATGACAAGTAGAGATGGGCAGTTTGGACAATCAATAGATCAAATTTTAATAACAAATCCAGGTTTTGGATACACAGAACCACCAACAATTACTATCAGAAGTGTAAATGTATTAGGATCTGGTGGTATTGCAACTGCAATTCTAGCAAACGATGCATTAAGTTCAGTTACAATTATAGACGGTGGAAAAGAATATGGTGAAGTTCCAAATGTATCAATAAGCACCGCACCATCTGGTGGAGTAAATGCAACTGCAGTAGCAGTTCTTAATACAATTGGAGAAGTTTCAGCAATACGATTTACAAATGCTGGTGCTGGTTACACTAATGCAGCAACCGTAACAATAGATCCACCTGCAACTGTTGGATTTGCAACTGGAAACTACTTGTACAGAGAAGTGGTTCGTGGTGTTGGATCTGGTACAACTGCACTTGTACAGGAATGGGATTTTGATGATAGAATTCTTAAAGTTACTAGACCTAGTGGAAATTTTGTAATTGGAGAAGCAGTTGTCGGTATGGGAACTATTTTAAATGGATCTGATGCAAAGTACATTGTTAAGACTACAACTTCTCAAGATGATACTGATGCGTTCAATGAAAATACACCATTCGAGACTGAGGCAAATGAAATTTTAGATTTCTCAGAAATTAACCCGTTCGGTGAATTCTAAATAATTAAGTAAATGGAAATAATATCATGTTAGGAACTTATTATTATCACGAGATTATTAGAAAGACTATCATTGCGTTTGGTACTCTTTTTAATACAATTGATATTCAACATAAAAAACCAGATGGTACTCTTCATTCTAGTGTTAGAGTTCCGATTGCATACGGACCAGTTGAAAAATTTCTTGCAAGATTAGAGCAAAAACCAGATTTAAGAGAAAGAGTTGCAATAACGTTACCAAGACTTTCATTTGAAATGTCTAGTGTTACTTATGATGCTGCTAGAAAAGTTTCAACTATGCAAACTTTTAAAGCACAAAGCACTGTAGGAAATAAAGTTGCTAAAAAAGTTTTCATGCCAGTTCCATATAATATTGGATTTAACCTTGGCATTATGACTCAATACAATGAAGATGCATTACAGATAATAGAACAAATACTTCCATTTTTTCAACCATCATTTAATTTAACAGTAGATTTAGTTTCATCTATTGGAGAGAAAAGAGATATACCTATGGTTTTAGATAATTTAACTTTTGA